GTTTTACGGGGAAATAAGTAATTACGTTGGCAGTACTATAAAAATGTCTAACCATGACGATGAAGGCGACCAATTTTCATGGTATGGCGGTAAAAAAGCCCGCGAAGCCCTAGAGAAAATAAAACAAGTGGAGGTAGGGGAATGAGTAAGGAAGAAGAAAGTGATGTTAGACAACACTTACGAGTGGTCACTGAAATAGCGGACATATTAGATAAGGAATACCCCGACGACCCAGACGCTATGTTTTTTATAATTAGAACGCTTAGAAATATTTTTTTATGGGAGAATGAGGATAGCCACAACGAATGGGTTATACGCAGAGGGATAGAGCAGTATGAAAAGAATAAAAAATAAGGAGGCAAGGGAATGAGTAAGAAAGAAATATATAAATGGAATAGCGGTAAGACAGACAAAGAAAACATCGAAAATAAACTTGCTCAAATGAGAGAGTTAATATGGGAAAAGTTTCCAGATAACCAAGGGGAAATGATAGGCGACCCATTCTCTGTTCTGATTTATTATGAGAAATATACAAAAACCCTCGCCTCTCAATTAGAAGAAAGGGATAAGTTAATTAAGAAACTACTAGATGAATACGTTGGAACCTATGACAGTGAAAAAGCGCATGGTGATAAAGATGTTATAGAGTGGGGAAAGTCAAGTTAAGAGCGAAGACTAGCGGACGATTTTAGTTAAATAAGAAATAGGGCAAGAATAACTATATGGCTAAGTTAAAGAACCTTAAACACGAAAAATTCATACTTGAGTATTGTATCGACTTAAACGCTTCAAGAGCTTACAAGGCTGTTTATGGCGACGTAAAGGGTGCTGACGCTAATGCTTCAAGGTTGATAAAGAATGATAAGGTTCAGGCAAGATTAAAAGAACTTCAAGCAAGAAAGGAAGCTAAGGCGGAAATTAAATCTTTTGACGTTATTAAAGAGATTGAAAAACTAGCCAAGGCGCGAATGATTGACGTTTTCCATTTGGAACATGGTTTTCTTACGGTTAGAAATTTAGCCGATATTCCTGAAGAGTGTCAAAGTGCTATCGAATCAATTGAATCGGTTTCTCTTGGTGGTGATAAAGGCGTTTTAACAAAAGTGAAGTTTCACAGTAAAATCAAAGCCCTTGAATTGCTTGCCCGTCATTATGGAATGTTTAACGACTCATTAAATATAACAGCAAAACCAAAAACTATAGAAGAGCTTGTAAGAGCCAACAAAGGGAAATGAGCATGGAAACAACGGAAACAGTAAACCCAAAAAAAGGCAAAAAGAGTTTAGCGGGCGAATTGGCTAATTTAAAAACGGCTTATTCTAAAGTCGGTGAACTATCGAGAAAATTAAAAGGCGTTAAAAGCGGAACCGAAAAAGCCGACATTAAGAACCGCCACCTTTACGAACTAAATGGAATTAAGAAAGCTATTAAGGTTCTAAAGACTGAAATCGAAAAAGCTGAAGACGATAAGACTTATAAGCAATTACTAACATGGGAAAGGCAAAGAAACCTAATCAGTGGGCCGGATGAATATATTCTTACAAAGCTTGAAGCTGATACTCTTGAAGAAACTTGTGAGTGCTTTAATGCGCCACCTTCGGGCTTACGTTGTGAACTTGGTGGTAAATATAAGCACGTTTCATATTTTGACGAAGCAAGACAAAAAGAAATGTATATTACCTATATTCCTGTTTTTATCGCTCCAGAATCTCAAATTGGACGCGAACTAGAATGGAAAATGAATAATGGATTCATGCCCACTATGGAAGATTATCCAGAAGCAAAAATTCTTTGGATGCGCAGGGTTCTAGTTGATACTGAATGGCAAAGATACTTTAGAGAAATTTAATCAACAGGGCGTGGCTTGATTTACCGTAAAACGTGCAAGCCTTAAATTAGGTAAAACTAAGCGTCTTTTCTTTTTCTTAGGCAAGTATGGGAACGGAATCATTATTGGCGAAGCTTCAGGATTATTACTATTATAGTCAGAGCTTCCAAAAGATTAATACTAAGTTAGACGGTCTTCAGAGTTTTAGACTTAGGCAATATCAGAGAAATTTCTTCAACTTCTTATTTGATATTAAAGGGCCTAAAAGGGCTATAGTTTTGAAGCCGAGGCAAGCGGGTTTTTCTACTATTTGCGCCTCTTATTTTACGCATAAAATGTGTACCGAAATGAATTACAAGTGCATTGCCCTTGCAGATAAAAAAGGAAGAACGGCAGAAATTGCGGGAATGTATAAAACCTTTATTGATACTCTCCCAACAGAATTAAAACCCATGATTGCTTTAAAGAATACAGAGCAAATTCTACTTGATAACCCAAAAGAATTAGATAGGGCCATGAATAGCGGGCTAAACTCTTCAATCAAATTTGAAACTGGACAAGACCCTAATGCGGGAAGGTCAGGAACAAGAAAGGGCGCGCATATTTCAGAAGTTGCCTTTATCCGATACATGAACGAGATAGACGAAGGTGTTGCTAACTCTATTCCCTTGGATGAATCGACTACAATCATAAAAGAATCAACAGCAAACGGAAAAGCCGGAATTGGTAAACCCTTCTTTGATTTGTGGCAAGCTTCTAAACGTGGTGAATCTATTTACAAGCCCTTCTTTGTTGGTTGGTATGAAATCGACGACTATGCAATTCAGCCAGTGAAGGGATTCAAGGCGACCAATTACGAAAAAGACATATTGAAAAGATTCCCAACAGTGACCGAAGCCAATTTAATGTGGCGAAGACTTAAACTTTCAGAATACTTAGGTGACGATGAAATTGAAATTCTAAGCCCTGAAGAAAGATTTAAGCAAGATTTTCCACTAGACCCTGAAGAAGCCTTTTTAAGTACAGGCGCGCCCGTCTTTCCTGTTGATATTGTCACAAAATTAGCCCACAAATTAGAAGCCAGTAGGGTTTCAGATATAAAAGACCGTTTACCCTTAGACTCTTTCCTTCTTAGAAATCATTGGGAAGGTTTAAAGATATTCACGCCCCCAAGGGCAAATATGCAGTATTTTATTGGTGCAGATATTTCAGAAGGTTTAGCTCTTGGCGACGCTTCAAGCCTTTGCGTTCTTGATCATAATTATAATCAGGTTGCTAGATGGCATGGAAAAATTGACCCTGATATTTTTGGTCACTTATTAATTGAAATTGGAGAATTTTACAATGACGCTGTTATTGCGCCAGAAAAAAACAATATGGGAATTTCTACGGTTCTAACTATTAGGAACGAGGGCTACCCGAACTTATACCGTGAAACCATTGAAGACCAAGTAACCAAGACCAAAAAAGAAAGATATGGTTGGGTTACGTCAAAGACTTCTAAAATGGCTATGCTAAACGCCTCTATTCGGATTTTAAGGGATAATGTGGGCAAGGTGCTTGATATACGTCTAGTTGAAGAAATGGGGCTTGTTAGCCGTGAAGAAAACGGAACTGTTAACTTAAATGGCCGTGACCGTGTAGTTGCTTATTGCATTGCGGTTATGGCTAGGGAACAGGCTAATTTGACCGTAAAGATTCAGAAGGTTAAAATTTCAAGAGAAACAACAGATAAAAGAGCGCATGAAGCATTGAAGCCAAGAAAGCAAAGCGGTGATATTTTTGGATAAGAAAAAGTTAAGAATTTACCTAGAAATTATGAGCAATTTGCTAATGATTATAAGAAACAAAGACGTAAAGATTCACAAGCTTGAAATGGCATTAAGAGAATCGGAGCGATTACAGGGCAAAAGTGGTAATGTATTTCATTAGGCCTATCGAAAAAAATGGCTTAGAATCAAAATAGGAAGGTCAAGAAATGGATTACTTATTACAATTTTTAGCATTGCATATAATAATCTTAATTATAGCTTTTTTCTATTTTAATCAAAGGTTAAACGCTCAAGATAAATATTTAACAACTTACTTGCAGGCCTTTACTAATTATTCAAATTCAGACGATTTTATAATGCCCCCACCTTTAAACTCAACAGAAATTTTAGAAGATAAAGAAGAACGTAAACCTGAAGTCTATTCCCCAAGGCACGACCAAGAAACAATTATGCAGGGTAAGGTAATCGACCCTTTTGATTAGGATTAAATTATGAATAAAACCGAAGTTGTCTGTTTTTTGTTATTCTTATTATTTATTCTTGTCCTTGCGGAAATGAGCTTTCCATATAATGACAGTGAAATAATGTTAGACCAAGAAAGGATTCATTAATGAAAACATTTTGGCGAATAGGCTATAGGTATCAGGGTGTCTTCCCTAATCAAGTAACCACGACTTACGGGAGTTGGGTTAAGGTTGTTTGGCGTTTTTATTGGTTTAGCAAAAAGTCATGGGTTAAAAATGACTAGCATCGCCTTCCTTCACTTGGTTTATTATTACCCAAAAGGTAATTCTATTTTCATTACAAAGCCCTTTGACAAAAAGCCTACACTATTTTGGGGTGAATCTATTGGATGGACGGAAATGGAAAGAAAAGATTTTACCGCCTTGGTATTATCCGGCGACATAGTACGCATTGGTGAATTGTAGTATAAATAAAAAAACCACAACAACGGAAAATATATGAAACACTTAACACTTTTACTTTTGGTAGCAATTCCGACTATTTTATTCTCAGTTGATTATTTATCTATTCCTTCTGACGATATTATAAGAGGCTCCCATCAATTGAACGATTCGGGAAATCAGTTTGAAAAAATTGTTAGAGTTGATAATGACAAGTTTTTAGATATTTCTAGGGGTGTTTATTCTGACAAGTTTTCAAAATCAAGATTCGCACATAATACAGCCGTTCCAAATGGTTCTTTTGCGGATATTTGGAGTTATGGCCCAACAGATACTACTTACAATTGGCCCACAACAATTGAAAAGTTTAGAATTAAGGCGGGCGGAAATGCTAACGATACTTCGGCGGGTAGTGGTTGCCGTTCTGTTCAAGTTCAATACCTTGATGCGGTTGGCGATTTACAACAGGAACAACTAGTAACGGCGGGGGCAAGTGCAAGCTCCTCGACTTCGGTTACAGGGGTAAGGTTTATTAGAGCTTATTGCGATTCAGCCGGAACGATTCTATCAAATAATACTGGGATTATGCTTTTTGAAAATGAAACAACGGGGCAAGTAGTTGGGGAAATAGACGCAGGCAAGGGGCAAACTCAAATGAGTATGTACACCGTCCCAAGGAATTATACTTGTTTTCTAGTTAGGATTGAACTTGATGTGGCTTCAAATAAAAGTGCCGACGTTATTATGTGGCAAAGAACAAATGCCTTGAGTTTCACTGCACCTTTTGGAGCAAAGAGAACAGTTCAAGAGTGGGATTCTATCCAAGGGCAAGCATCAACAGACCATGTTGCATATCCTGTTTTTGAAGAGCTTACAGATGTTTGGCTAGAAGCTAGTGGTGGTGGCGCTCAGACAGAAGTTGACGTTGAATATGATTTAATTTGCGTTCAAAATTAAGGGGAAACTATGCCTAATTATCGACTTCATTGCAGAAATAAAAAATGTGGTGGTTCTTTTCATAGACATATACCAATTGAAGAATTTGAAAAAACGCAATATTCGCCTAGTGGTTGGAGTTGCTTCAAATGCGGGTTTTTAAAAATGGCTGTTATGAAATCGAATAAGCAAGTGAAAGACTCTTTTGTTGCGGGCTTTCAACGGAATATAGGAAAAGTTTGTAATACTTATACAGCCTACAAACAGGAATTGAAAAAAATGGGTTTAATCGAATTAGGTTATGAAGAAATGAAGCACGACCCTGAAGACGAAAACTTTAAAGATTATTGGGACGACGAAATGCTAAAAGAGATATACGACGACGAAGGTGTAAATTTTGACGGTGAACTGATCAAAGGCCTTCAAAGTGGTGAAATTGGCATGGAGTAGGCGCATAATTCACCGGAAATCTAGCATTTAGGTTGAACTTGTATAGGATTTAGAGCATGGGAAAAGATAAAAAAGAGCCAACGGCTATTGAAGTAAGAGACAAGGTAAAAAAAGACGTTGAGAAGTATTACAATCAACGTAAGAAGCTTTGGAAAGACGAAGAAGAACTTTACTTTGGTAAAGCTTGGAAAAATACTAATGAGTATCGACCTTACGAAAACCACGTTTTTCCTATTATTGAAACGGCGGTTCCTATTCTTACGGATAACCTTCCAAGCCCAACGGTTTCGGTTGTTGACCCTTCAAGAATTGAACACGCCAAGAATTTAGAAAAAGCTATCTCTTGGGTTAATGAAGACCAAAACCTTCCTTTGAAATATCCTGAAGTTGTGCGTTTAGCATTAACAACCGGAAACGCTTATATTCATCCATATTATGATTATGAAGCTAACGGTGGTGAAGGGCGCGAAATTTACGAGATTCTTAAATATACGCAAGTTAAATTGTCAGGAAGAACCGATAATATTGAAGATTGTGACAAAGCAAGAATTGAACTTAAAAGGTCAAAAGATTGGCTAATGTTGCGTTACCCTGAAAAGGCTGACGAACTTCAAAACGCAAAACCACCGGAAGAAAAAGAAGACCTAGACAGTGAAAGAGGAAGAGAAACTTCTGACTATGGCGCGGGCTATTCACGTAGGACAGTTCCTTTAGAATATACAGATGACGACACAATGAAGCTTGTTTTAACTTACGTTAAAGATTTTTCACTTGAAGAGATTCCAGAAGAAGAAGTTTTAAAAGAGCTAGAAGAAGAAGTTGCCGACATAGTTGAAGGCGTTGCCCCTAACTTATCCAAATGGCAAAATCATAAAAGACATATTGAAGCTCACGCCGACGCAATTAATATGCTCTTAGAGAATTTAGGCATCCCACCAAACACTGAATTTGAAGACGTTTATAAAATAATTGAGCAATTGATTCAACAAAACCCACAAGGCGCGCCACAATTTGAAGCGGAACTTGCGAAGATTAAAGTCTTATTCGACCATACTGAAGAACATACAATGTATGCGAAATTAAACCCAAAAGGTAAAAGACTAAAATACAAGGGCGGATACAGAGCTATTGAAACAGTGAATGACATTGTTTGTTATGATGGCCCTAATAAGTGTTGGCACGAATCAATTCCTTTGGTTCCTTTTTATTGTTACAGAAACGGAACTATCTACGCCGACGGAATGGTAAGAAACATAGCCGACTCCCAACGTATGCAAGCGGTTCTTGGATATAAAGAATATAAAGGTCTTCAAAAAGTAAGTAATCCAGAAAAAGAAATTAATCTTGAATCAGGTATTACAAAAGACGATATTACCAACGAAGATGGTGCTATCTATGAAGTAAAAACCGGAACAGGTTGGACGGTTAGAAACCTTCAAGTTGGTCAAGTTTCAGAACAAGGAAGAAGATTCCAAGACGATAGAAAAAACACAATGGACGATATTTCTGGAATGACTGACCCAACAAGAGGTGAGTTACCAGATGGAAGACTTTCAGAAGTAACGGTAACAAAAACACAAAATCAAGCATTAGGGCGAATCAGATTAAAAGACCGCCAAAATCAATACTATTCACTTAGAAGACTTTCAAAACTTGTTGCTTCAGATATTATTCAGCATTGGACAACAGAAAAGGTTTTAGAGATAGAAGGCAAAGACGAAAACTCTATGCAGATTATCTTTAACCCGCTTGAAATTCAGGACTTGGAATATGACATTAAGGCGACAGCCGGAAATATGTCAGGAATAGACAAGGAC